AAAGAATAAACACAGAGCAAGACAATACTCTGCTCCCGCACGGTGGGTAATCTTCGTGAACCACGCAGGAGTGTTGCAGGAGTGAAAGGCTCCGCCCAATGCCGCTTTTCAATTAAAACCACCCTACTGCGAATATTGGGGTGGTTTTTTAATTTTAAAAAATCGGTAGGTAATCACATACAAGAATGTCCAAATTGTAATGAGAATATGATTAGAACAAGTAACGGCGGGTGGTATTGCGAAAAATGCCGCACAATAATAACGAAATAAAGGAGATAATATGTTAGATAAATTAAGCAACGAAACTAATTTACAGTACATAAAAAGGATTGTTGAAGGGAAGTTAGTTGACAAGACCATTGATGATGATTTTGTTGAACTATATATGCTTTTGTTCGGAAAAGAAATTTCAAGCACAGAAGCACGAAAAAGATTTTATGGGATTTTAGACGCATTTGAATCAGAATCGTTTGAAGAAAATATCGGTATTGATAATTTTGAGTCGCAAATGATTCAGCTTGAAAATAAACGTAGAGAAATTGAAAAAGAAAGACAGAAACTTAGCACAACTAAGATTGAATATAATAAGTGGCTTAGAGATAATGCAAGAGATGAATTAATCGTCGAAAAGATTTGTGAAGAGATTGCAAAATTAAAGCCATTAGAATTTCCAAATGTGATTCCGAGAGTTTGTAGAAGCACAAGCGGAGTATTGGTGTTTGGCGATGAGCATTATGGAGCAGAACTAAAAATCACAGGACTGTATGGCGAAACATTAAACGAATATAGCCCCGAAATCTTTGAACGTCGCATGGAAGAACTTTTAGAACAGACTATTAGAGTTGTTGACAAAGAGGGTTTTGATACTATTAATGTATTCAATGCCGGGGATTTCAGCGAGGGATGTATCAGGATTGGACAGCTTATGAAGCTGAGATATGGGGTCGTAGAAAGTACGGTCAGATATTCTAACTATATGATTAATTGGTTAAATGAACTAACAAAATACGTGAGGGTTAATTTTCAAAAGGTTGACGGAAACCATACAGAACTTCGTATGCTTGGACAGCCCAAAGGAACATTCTCAGAAGACAATATGGGAATGGTATTTGATGCTATGTTAAATGTGGCTCTTGCAGATAATCCTAATTTTAACTATATTAAAAATCCGACTGGGTATATTTTTGATACAATTAGTGGTTTTAATGTATTGGGTATTCATGGTGAAGTTAAGAATATGGAACAGGCGATTAAAAACTTTTCTCACACATATAAAGTTCCAATTGATATTTTAATTGCAGGACACTTGCACCACACACGTTCAGAAACAGTTGGTGTAAATAGAGATATAATCAACGTTCCTAGTATTATCGGTGTTGACGACTTTGCATTGTCGCTACACAAAACCTCTAATGCAGGTGCGACATTTATCATTTTAGAAGAGGACAAAGGAAAGGTTCAGGAATATAATATCAAACTGGACTAGAAAGGAGGCAATATGGCAGTTTTAAGCAAATCAGAAAGTTATTGTTTGGCTTGTCAAAGAACACATTTATTAACAGATTTTTACGAATCAGATAATCCATTTCATGCTAATGGCGTTTTGCCATATTGCAAAGAACAATGTAAAAAAATAGTAGATTATTATGTTAAAGACAAGTCCGACTTAGGTAAGGGCTTGTTTTTTGCGTGTTCGGCAATTGGGGTACCTTTTATGAAAGATGCTTATGACAATTTTGCATTAACGGCAGAGTCTAAAAAGGTAACAGATTATTTTGCGCTATATCATAAAGAATATCTTGCAATTAAAAAGAATTATAAAAAGAAAAGAATTATTGACTTCAGCGCCACAGATTGTGATGTGACAAGTTTTGTTGCCGCAAAGAAGTCTGAGGCAGTTGTAAGACAGCAATTAGAAGAATTAAAACAAATGTGGGGCGACAGGGATATTGAAGATTTACAATATCTTGAGTATCGCTATACTACATATACAGACGGAAAAGAATTGACAGAATATCAGGCTAAACTATATCGTTCTCTATGTTTGGCTGAACTCAGTGAATTTAAAGGCGACAAAACAAAAGAGGCAATTGATATTCAGGCTAAAATAGCAAAGACTCTTGGTATTGACCAGTTCAATCCAGACAAAGAGTTGACGAATATTGAAAAGACTCTTGAATATCAAATCGCAGTTCTTGAAAATGAGGAGCCTGCTATTTATTATAAAGATTTAGAAAAATATGCAGATTTTATGAGTATTGGAAATTATTGGGAAAATCATATAATGCGACCGCTTAGAAATATCTTAACAAATAGTAAAGAGTATAATATTATACCAGATGACGAGATAAAAAATGTCGAAGATTGAAGCAGTAAGTAGCGGCTCAGATAAATCCAATATACTCATAAGGGAACGAAATAAAAGAGAACAAAGGCGAAAAAAAGCATTGTCGCCAGAACAAAGAAAAGAACAAGTTAAAAAGTGGACTACGTTTTATAGGCGGAATTGGAACATATATGCGAAACATGAGTTGGGTATATCTTTATACTTTTTTCAAGAAGTGATGCTATATCTAATGGGTGTTTCACAGGTATTTTACTTGATGTGCAGTCGAGGAAATTCCAAGAGTTTTATGTCTGCAATTGCCGCTTTTGTAAGGTGTATGTTGTATCCATATTCAGAAGTTGTATTAACTGCAACAACTATAAAAACCGCAAAGAAAATGGTTAGAAATAAAATGGAAGACGAACTTTGCGGCAAATTGTCTGAAAAACTCAAATATTTTTATGACAAAGGGCTAATAACATTCACATACGGACAAGAGGAAATTAGGGTTGACTTCCATTTTAACAAATCTTGGATACTGATATTGCCAGAGGCGGACTCTAGCCGAGGAGAACGAAGTTCCATGCTTATATTTGAAGAATGTAGGCTAATGAAACAACATATGATTGACTCTGTATTTATGCCAATGGCAAGACCAAGACCCGCAAAATATTTGCAAAAAGAACAGTATCAGGGAGAACCAAGATTAATAGAAAAGTGTCAAACAATTTACTTGACATCTACAAGATATAAGTTTGAGTGGTTTTGGACAAGATGGAGAAATACGGTAAATAGCGCTTTTAATAATAAAAGAATACCATACAATATTTTTGCAGGTGATATATTTACTGCTATTAAACATAATCTTAAAACAGAGGATGATTTGGAAATCGCAAGGGACACTATGTCAGAAATGGAAATGAGGATGGAATATTTTAATGAACCCATCGGAGAGGTTGAAGGCAGTTATTATAATCTTGAGTCTTTTAAAGAAAATGCAGTTATAGTTGATGGATTTGCACCTCCTACAGCAGAAGAATATGTTGGCGACTATTTAAAGGGCGAAATTCCTTACTTTAGAGAAAAGAGAGAAGGAGAAATTAGGACAATATATGTTGACTTTGCTTTCTCTGACACTGTTAAGAAATCTCAAGCAAATGACTTAACCGTAATTGGTTGTATGTCTGGATATCCTAACGAATATTTTGATAAGATATTAAGAAACACCGAATATATGGAAACGTATAGCGGTGGCAAAAAGGACGAGTCAATCCTTCGTATTAGAGAATTGTTTTATTTATATAAAGCAGATTATCTAATCATCGATATGAGGAATGGAGGAGAAGACCGATACATCGATTTAACTAAATCTTACTATCACGATATTATGGGAATTAATATGAATGGTTTCGGAATCATTAATGATGATGAAATTTTAGGATTCTTCTGTGATAAATCTAAATATGATAATTTGCGTGGACGTGTAGTTGATACAAACGCTATACCCGTAACAATTCCTGTAATTGGTACAGATGAAAGAAATAATAATTTTCATATTGCTATGAAAAATGCTTTAATTTCTCACAATATTAGATTCTTAGTAGATGAAATAAAATTAAAAGAAGAAAAATCCGAAGATATTGAGTTTTTAACCTTATCACCGCATAAGTTAATGAGGCGTATGCTTGGACACGTTCAGTTAAGTTTAATGATGGAAGAAGCAGTAAAACTAGAACAGCAGTTTAAAAATGGATTTATTAAACTTATTGAGCCTAGAATTTCAACAAAAGATAGAATTATAGCTACTGAATATTCTAATTATTTATTTCATTTACTGGAACTTAAAATGATTAAACAGCAACAAGAAGAAGAAATAGACATAGATAGTTGGATAATAGTAGTATAAAAATATGCAGGACAGAGGGTTGCTCCTTTTCTGGTTGCTCTCAACAATCAGATTACTGCTTATTATAAATCTTTTGAGAGGAGATTTATGGTGGATAATAAAAAATATTGTGTATATATGCACAAAAATAAAACAAATGGAAAAGCTTATATAGGTATAACTTGTCAAAAACCACATAATAGATGGAAGGAAGGTAAGGGATATAAAGATACTATATTCGCTAAAGCAATTAAAAAGTATGGTTGGGACGGATTTGAACATATAATATTATATGATAAAATCTCTAAAGACGATGCGACACAAAAAGAGATTGAGTTAATAAAAGAATATAATTCAAAAGATATAAATTTTGGATATAATATGACCGATGGTGGAGAAGCAACATTTGGATTTAAACATTCAGAAGAGAGTATAAAGAAAATGAGTGAATCCACTAGGCTTACAAATCAGAAGAATAGCAAAAGGGTTATGTGTGGTGGAATTATTTTTGAAAGCATGGCTCAATGTGCA